GACACCGCAGATGGCGGGCCAGTCAAATCGTAGTGCAACGTGGCTTTCCGGAATATGCTTACCTTCCATGTTTGGTCATAGAGTGCAACGATGATGTTGCAGAGCTGCTTCTGATCCTGACAAATTCATCCGCTCGAAGTGACTTAAATGGATATGAGCAGATGATGCAGGTCGTTAGACTGCAGGAACTCCTACCCAAAATAAATAAAGATGAAACATTGAAGGGAAGAGTGCTGCGGAAAGAAATCGCTCTGTCCACGAAACGGAGCGAGTCAACCATCCAGAACTTAATGTATACGGCAAAACATCTATCAAAAGATGGAATGCAGGCATTCAAAGAAGAAAAGCTGACACCTGCAGCCGCACTATATCTGGCTAAACAGTCAGAAGAAGATCAGAAAGATCTTGTTCTGAAGGAATTTTTCACCGTATCTGCAATGAAAGGATACCTGTCCAGTAAGAAACCGGTTCAGCGATCCTCCATGTCAGGAAAAGAGCAACCTTTCATTCAGCAACAAGAAATCGAGCAAAAAGTCCCTACTGAAAATTTCGTTTCATATATACAAGAACCGGAGCAACCAGAGAAAAAAGTCGAAAAAACACTGTCGGTCACACAATCATCGAAAACTTTTTCAAAAGAAAAATTTCTCTTTGCCAGCGCCGATCACGAGAAAAGGTATTA